ATACATCAGCTTGAATGAAATCATTTGTATCATTGCAGCCTTGCATACTAAATTTTGGGAATTTATTTCCTACTGTAAGCATAATACTCTCCTAAGAAATATCGAATTCGTCAGAAACAGTTTCGTCAGGTGTAGAGTTGCTTGCGCCTTCTCTTAATCTATCGAGTAGTTCTTTCTGTGCATCCGCTGTCGGTCTAGTAAGTACTTCGTCCATTGACTTAAGTTCTGCAATGAGTTCCATTTCAGATTCACTTAACTCTCTTGGTTTGCATTTGAGAGCCTGTAGTTGATATTCAACATTATAAGCCATTGGTCCAGTCTTAACTCTCTTAAAGTAAACATCCCAACCAGCACTAGGATCAGTTGGATCACCAAGATCTTCTGCTGCAACCATTATCTGCTCGAGTAGTTTTTTCTTTAAGTTTAGTACTTTGACTTTTCCGTCATGAATACATTGGATTGCATAAGACCAACCGCATTTAAGATCAGGATGATATTCTCTCACCCAGTCTTTTTCTACGTTGGTAAATGCTTCTGCGTCTCTATCGAATGATAGACACTCGAATGGTAAATTCTTACCGTTTTCGCCTTTCAACCAGTAAACATAGCGAGGAAGCATATCCCCTACCATTCTTACTACGTTGTCGCCTT